ATTTTACTTTAGAGTTAAAAGAATATCAACCAATCACTGTTAATATTATTGCTCCCCCACCACCGCCTCCACCACCTCCCCCACCAACTTCATCAGGTGGTACTCAATCAGGTAGTGGAACTAGTGGTTACAAATTATTAAGTGTAGGTTCAACAGTTACAGTTAAAACAACTGCTACAAACTATGCAACTGGAGAACATATAGCTTCATTTGTATTGGGAAGTAAATATACTATCAAGCAGGAAAAAGCATGGTCTAAAGGTACTTCAGCTCGTGCATATTTATTAGAACCTATTAATTCATGGGTTTTAGAACAAGATATAGTTGAGGCAAGTTCGGGTGTTTCTCAAATAATTCCTACAACTACTACAAGGGCTGTTACAACTCCTCAACAACAAACATATACTGTAGTAAAAGGTGATTCCTTATGGAATATATCTAAAAAAGTATATGGTACAGGAAGTAAATATATGACGATTTATAATGCAAATAAATCAGTTATAGGTCCTAATCCAAACATTATCCAACCTGGACAAAGATTGGTGATTCCATGATAGCTAAGGTAATTATCATTGATAGTTCGAAAAATACAATTGATATAAGTAGTTTTGTTGAAGAAATAACTTGGAGTGGTGATATAAATACTTTTTCACGTACATTAGAAGTTAAAATGGCTAATGCGAGAAATATTAAAGCATCAAATATTTTTAATTATGATTTAGGAAATATTGCTTTAATGTATGATATTAAGGGCAACGAGTTATTTAGAGGGTATATTTTTAAAAGAAGTTTAGATAATGAAGGTAGTGATTCATTTACTGCTTATGACCAATTGGTATACTTATCTAAAAATAGCTATACTATGTTAGTTAAAGATATGACCGCTTCTAATGTTGTTAATAGTTTATTTACAAAATTTAATATTCCTATAGGATATATTGAACCAACAACGTATAAAATTGATAAACAAGTATTTACAAATTCTGATTTAGGTCAGATAATAAATGATTGTTTAACAACTACTACGGCGATAACGGGAAAAGGTTATATATTATTTTCAAAGCAAGGTAAAGCATATATGTACTCTCGTCAAAACTCTGCTAAACAAACAATAACAACGGATAATGTTTTTACTGCTAATAGAGATATTTCAATAGAAAATATGAGAACACAAGTAATGGTTGAAAAAGGTTCAATAGACAGCACGGATGATAAGTATTCAACATATACATCTAAAGACCAAACATCAGTTAATAAATATGGGTTAATGCAACATATTGAAAGTATTGATAGTAGTTCAACAACTGCTCAAATGCAAAGTTTGGCAAATTCAAAACTTTCTGAACTTAATAGGAAAGATGATGTTACTTCTATTGATTTTTTGGGAGACTTTTCATGTATAACTGGTAATCAACTTCATGTATACGAACCTCATACCATGACAAGTGGTTTATATTATATAACGAATGACTCTCACAGTATTTCTCAAGGTCTTCATAAAATGACTTTACAATTATCATCAGATATTAATGTTATAAGTAATAATTAAGGGGTGAGATATTATGTTAAGTAGAGAAGGTGGAGCCTTCACAAACATTTTAAAACTAATGAAAGAACAAGGATACAATAAAGACATAGTTGTAAAATTAGGTATAATAACAAATGTCTCCCCACTTAAAATAAACTTAGGAGATTTTTCTGTAGTTAGTTCTGATATAATTAAAGCTAGTGCGTTTAATAATTCAGGATATAAAACGAATGATAAAGTAATTGTTATTATTGATGGAAATGAAATATTTGTACTAGATAAGGTGGTCGCATAATGTTAACTCCAATTTTAATAACAAACGATCAACTTGACAATATTATACAGATTCAGTCTGATGAACCTAAACCAAGTAAAACATATTTAATGGATTTTGAAACGGGAGATATAATTTCTCAATTCATTGATGGTCAAGATGCCATACTACAAGCTGTAATGAAAGCAATAATGACAACTCGACAGAGATACATGATTTACACAACTGACTATGGCTGTGAAATAAAAGAACTTATTGGTGGACCAAGAACATATTCTTTAGAATATTTACAAATGGAAGTGCCAAGGTTAATAAATGATGCTTTATCTGTTGACGATAGAGTATATGGAACTAAGAACTACGATATTAGTGTTGATGGTGGAACACTTTATATAACATTTGAAGTTGATAGTTCTGCTGGTAACGATATTAAAGTGGAGGTGACAATTTAATGTATGAGAGTCAAACATTTGAAGTAATTTTTAATAGGATGCTTAATAATATACCTGATGATATTGACAAGCGCGAAGGTTCTGTAGCATGGGATATGTTAGCACCTAAAGCAATTGAATTAGCACAAATATATATTGAGTTAGATAATATATTGAACTTCGGGTTTGCAGATACTACTTATGGAAACTGGATAGATTTAAAAGTTGCTGAAGTGGGTATTTCACGATTAACTGCTATTCAAGCTAAGGGAAGCGTAACATTTACAGGAACACCAGATGGTCTTGTAATTCCAGAAGGAACAATCGTTTCAACTGATGACGGTATTCAGTTTAACACTGACTATGATGTTACTTTAAATAGTGGGACGGCAACTGTAACAATTACTGCAATGGTTGGCGGTAATAATGGAAATGTTGCTGCTAACTCAATAATTAATAACGGAGTTAATGGTGTAGCTTGTACAAATGACCAGTCTACAGCAGGGGGTACAGATACAGAATCTGATGCTGCATTACTTACAAGGTATTATGAAAAAGTTAGAGAACCTGCTACAAGTGGTAACGTTTATCATTATAAACAATGGTGTTTAGAAGTTGATGGAATAGGAGACGCAAAGGTATTCCCTATATTTAGTGGACCAGGAACTGTTAAAGTAACAGTTGTTGATTTAGATAAACTTCCTGTTTCTGATACAAAAGTTTCTGAGGTTGCTTCTCACATTGAAGATGTTAGACCTGTTGGCGTTGATGTAACAGTTGAGTCTGCACAGCCAGTTAATATAACAGTAGATGTACAATTAACTTTAAATACTAACTATACACCTCAACAAATACAACCACTAGTATCACAAGCAATAAAGGATTATTTTAAATCTATGGCCTTTATTGATACTGAAGTAAAATTTTCAAAAATAGTAACTTCCATATTAAGTGTAGATGGAGTTATAGATTATGGTACTTTAACTGTTAATGATGGAACCGCGAATGTTCCTATAGGAGACAATCAAGTTCCTGTTCTTGTGGCGGTGAATCTATTATGAGGTTTGTTGGTGATGATTATGACCGTTCTGTACATGATTCACTGCTTAAATACATGCCATACTTTTATCAAAACTCTAAGGTTGTAACGAATCTTGTTGGTATTGATGCCGACGAGTTAGAGGATATATATACAGAAGTACAAAATGTATTAAACCAAAGATTTATTAAAACTGCTGATACATCGTTAGATAGATGGGGAGCAGAAATGAATATCGATCTTAGTCCGTATATTGAAGACCAATTATCAATAGAACAAAGGACTTATGATTTTGCTGGTAAAATATCAGGAAGTACTCTTGAGAATCCGAATAGGATGTTGTATAGAACAGCGAATGCAAACTTATTTGAATCTCCAAGCACTAATACATCAGAAGTTACACAAGGTAACTATGATAGTGGGTCAAAACAAGATGGTAGTTTACTTTCTAGCACAATGACTACTTCTGGTCAATATGCACAAAGATTATTTGAATTTGATTTTTCATATCTGGGCTTAACATTATCACAAATGAAAAACCAATTAAGAGCATTAACGTTTTCTATATCTGGTTATGGGTCAGGTAATAACGGAGGTGTTTCTGCAAATGGATTAACAGTTAAATGGTGGAATCCAACAACAGGAGCATGGGATGACTTAGGTAGTGTTATTACAGGTGGGACAATAACAACATATTCAAATGATTCAAGCATATTAGGTGACAGATTAACAAACAATCAAAAAGTATATGTGCTTGTTCACGCAACATATCCCGCATCTTCAACTATCCCATCCGTAGTTAATATTGACTATGTGAAGTTAGATGTTGAATATGAATGGCATACTTATATAACATATGCAAGGTCATATGATGAAAAACGTGCTCTACTAATGCTTCAACTTAGATCATTAGGAACAGTAACAAAAACTCTGCTTTCAGATATGTGTTCTATCTATGGTGGAGGAGAAGTAGATATTTTAGAAGATAATCCAAATCACATAATAACAATTAAATTTATGAGTATTTATGGTATGCCTTTAAAGGTTAGAGACTTAACAATTTCGTTAAGAAACATTATACCTTCTCATCTTGACTTTAAATATCAGTATAGATATATGACATTCTCTGATATTGATGGTGAGAAAGAACAATGGGTAACTATTGACTCTAAATCATTGTTATGGAGTGAAGTAGATAATGGAGGGTTAGGATAATGTCAACCACTACGCCTAAATTGTCTTTGCCTAGAGCAGAGTCCGCAGATTACTTTAACCTGTCGAATTATGATGCTTTGATTGATGCTATTGATACAAATGCAGTCGGTAAAGCAGAAAAAGGTGTTGCAAGCGGTATTCCTACACTTGATGTGAATGCTTTAATTCCTTTAAGTCAGATACCTGCAACATTGACTGGTAAAGATGCTGACACTGTAGATGGTAAGCATGCTACAGATTTAGTACAATTTGTTAATGGTGCCGTTCCTGTCGGTACTCCTATTAATTTAACAAATATTTTAAATATTTTCTCAAACCGAATAAAAGGTTTTGGAACAAATAATAACTCCTTAATGATTGCAGCAAACGGAGGAACAGTAAGTATTCGCCCTGTTAGTGATTCATCAACAACTGGAGAAATGATTATTTCTTCTACAGGTGCTACACTTGGTGGCAATACAGTATGGACTTCAGGCAATCAAGGTCCTACATCAGGAATGAATGCTGACCTATTAGATGGACAACATGGTTCTTACTATGCAACTGCAACTCATAACCATGATGGTACTTATGTAAGAATAACTGGCGACACGCTTACCGGCTCACTTAAAAGCACTACAGCTAACCCTTTTATCTCTAAACTTTCAACATATAAATCTGCAGCGTTTACTCATTTAAGTGGGAATCAATTGGCCTTACAATTTTCCACAACTGCAGATCAAGAAGATTGGAATACATCAAGTCAATTCGTATTTGACGCAAATGGCAACTTCACTGTACCAGCACAAATTGCAGCCGCCTCAGGCTCAATATCAGGAAATATGGCTGCTGTTTCATTTACAGAGGGTGGCACGGCATTATCTTCAAAGTATGCTCTTTCTGCTCGTAAAGTTACTGCTGGTAGTGGTTTAACTGGTGGTGGAGATCTAACTGCAGATAGGACAGTGTCTGTTAGTTTTGCAGGTACAGGCTCCGCAAGTACTGTATCTCGTTCTGACCATACTCATACCTTGAGTGCTGTTACAGACGTTACTGTTACAACTCCTGCAACAAATGATTTACTTATTTATAGTACAGCGACAGGAAAGTGGGCAAATAGTTCATTATCAAATGCAGGTATTGCTCCTCTATCTCACGTTGGCTCAGGTGGTTCGGCCCATGCAGTAGTTACTACTTCTGTTAATGGTTTCATGGCTGCAACCGATAAAAGCAAATTAGATGGTATTGAAAATAATGCAAATAACTATACTCACCCAAGCGGAGATGGTTATTCTCATGTACCTGCAACAGGAACTACAAATAATACAAAAGTTCTTAAAGCCGGTTCTACTGCTAATTCTGCTGCATGGGGACAAGTTTTATTTTCTGAGATTGGCTCAAAGCCAACTACTTTATCAGGTTATGGAATTACAGACGCAACTCCTTCATCACATATTGGAAGTGGTGGCAGTGCTCATGCACAGGCAACTCAATCAGTTGATGGTTTTATGTCTGCGTCAGATAAACAAAAGTTAGATGGTATTGCTGCTAATGCTTCAGCACCACAGAATACTTTTACTTATATCGCTGTCGGAGCATCAAACATTATTGCCTCAACAACTGGTGATACTTTAACATTTGCGGCAGGAAGTAATATTACATTAACTCCTGACACAACAAATAAAAAAGTAACTATTGGCGTAACAAGTCCTAACGGATTTGCAAGTGTAGTTGCAGGTGGAACAACATTGTCTGCTAGTTCTCCTACTTCATCATTAACATTGGCTAATGGTACAGGTATTAGTATTACAGGTAGCGGAACAACAGCTACAATTGGTGTTTCAATGGATGACACACTCCATGGAAGTCGTGGCGGAGGAAGTCTTCATTCAGCCGTAACAACATCAACAAATGGTTTTATGATTTCTACAGATAAAGCTAAACTTGATACGTTTGTTATTACTTCACCAGCTTCAGGAAACATTTTAAGACACAATGGAACAAACTGGGTTAATACAACATTATCAGCAAGTGATATCCCATCTTTGGATTGGTCAAAGATTTCTTCAGGAAAACCAACGACTCTTTCTGGATATGGCATCACAGATGCT